TGTTCAAGCCTGCGTTGATCATTAGCGCGGCGCTGGCGGCAAGCGCAGAAACGCTCTATCGCACAGGGGTATACCCGCGAGCCATCTTCGAGGCGGGCAGCGCTGATGCTCGAACCTGGTTGTATGTGGCATTGATGTACCTGATCGCCTTTCCAGTACTGTTTCTTTGGATGAGGCGACTGCTCGCAGGCTACCCCATGCCATGGAACCCGCCACTCAAGCGCTGGCTGCTGGGCGCGTTCTCCCTGATCCTCTGCAGCGGAATGATCATGCTGCCTGTCATCGTGCTGACTGTTGGAGGCAGCGCTGCGGGTCGCGGCAAAGGGCTGTATCAGCTGTTCACCGGCAATCTGTTCGGCACGTTCCTTGTGGGAACGGTGCTCGCCTACGGAGCGGCCCTGGGTGCATGGCTGCTGTTTATCGGAACCCCCAAGCTGCTCTTCCCCAGGCTGGGCTCGCGCTAGGCCCCTGCGATAGTTTCCTGGAAGTCCCGATGTTCGAGCCTGTCACCTGCTTCCAGGTCGTCAGTAGCCCTTCAACGCCGCCTTGGTCCGTTCCAGCCAGGCGGCATTGTGGCTGCGCGCGTGGCGCGACCAGTGCTGGGCATCGTCGATGATGCTGGCGAACAGGCTGCGGGCTTGCTCGCGATCGTCGCGTTGCGGCTGCGCCATCAGCCATTCGGCGTAGAGGCAGCGAGCAGCCGCGTCGTTTCCGCATTCCACGGCCCGCTCGAACGCGGCACGGGTGCCGGGCGCTTGAGTGGCCGCCAGTGCCTGCGCGTAAAGCAACGTCTGTTCCGGCTTGCGGCGCACATCCGGATGGCGGGCGAACAGACCGTCCAGCGTCTCCACCGCAAGCGCGGGCTGCCCGGAATCGAGGCGGGCACGGGCAAGGCCGGTCAGGATGTAGGGATCGTCGCCCAGCGGCGAGCTGGCTGCCTGCTCAAGCAGGGTTCTGGCTTCCTCGGCCTGGCCGGCATCCAGCAGCGTCATGCCCAGGCGAACCCGATTCTGCACGGTGGGCGTACGCGCCAGTTCGGCACGGGCGTTGCGCAAGTCCTGGCCCGGGTCCATGAGCTGCTTGGCGGAGCGGACGACCTGCCGGGCGCCGCGCGAGTGGCGGACTTCAGGGAAGTAGATCGCCAGGAAGTAGACGACGCTGCCGAGCAGCGGGAACGAGAAGAGCAGGATGAGCCAGTAGAGGCTCTGCCCCGAGCGGATGGCGTGCACCGCGAAGTAGATGGCCGCCAGAACGTGGAGTCCGATTCCGATATAGGGCATGTGTGCCGCCTCGTCCTTGTGAGGGGTGGAACTATAGTCGGGGAGGGGTAGGGCGCCAATGGGTGGGTGATTTTGCGTGCCGCGTCACGTTAATTGAGTCAAGTCGGCGGAGCGCCTGGTGGCATGCCACTTTCTGACGGGCAGCGCTTATGGAAGGGAATACATGAGGCGTAGTGAGCAGTCACTGATGTTGGAAGATGATGCAGAATGGAGTGCGGCACTCCGTTCATCTGGCGTGCCCAATGCCCGATAAGTCAAAAGGCAAAGCAAATTTCGCATACCTTTCGATGTCCGCGACGAAGCGCGGCCAATCATCACGCGCTACCCGCCTCGCAACGAAGTGCGCCGACATCAACGAGAAGCACGCACTGACATGAGAAAGGTCGCTTATAAACTGCCCCAGCCGTTGAGATTCATCCCTGCCATAGGAAAGGTAGATTGCATCACGATAGTTCGCCTTGCCGCGATACCGAAATGCCTGAACTAAGAAGTTGACGTGGGCGGGTTGAAGCTTTGCATCTCTAAGCGACTTGGCAGCTTTTGATTGAAAGCTTCTATACCCCCCTTGCTTGTACTCCCTGCCAGACTTGACCTGCTCTTCAAGTCGCCATTGCTCGTAGTCTGCCGTTCCCTTTAGGTATGAGCATGCCGCCCCGAATGCCGTAGAGCGGTCAATGGGCTGGCTGTTTAGGTCGAATTTGTTGTCTCCCCTGATGCCCTTTAACAAGGAAGCCACGCTGACGGGCCTTAAATCTGACAAACTCAAATCAAAAGGTGACTCAGCTAAATTATTATTCACAATCTCCAACTGCCATACTTTCGCGGTTAGCGCATGCGTCTGTGGATCGCTACCGCTCGAGGCCGCCAGCATGGCCTTGGCAGAATAGTAGATTGCGTAATACCAGGAAATGATGGCGGCCCTTACGATCGGATATGGCGCCTCAATTGCAGCCATCTTTTGAACCGCACAGACGTTGTGCATCGACATCGTGAGGAATTCAAAGGCCCGAGTGTCGGCGGATTCGCTTGATTGTCGGCGGGAAACACCTGCGTAGAAACGCCTGAGTGAATCGTGCTCGAACTGCTCGCCTGCAAGAATGGATATCGCTCGCATCCAGTTCACAGTGCCCTGAAACGCGAATCGAGGGGCCGGCTGCTCATGGTGCGCAAATAGCCTGTTCAGAAGCCACATAGAATCTCCGCTGCGAATAGTTTGATTAGAATACGATGGTGCGGACAATGCGGATAAGCAATTTCGGGAAGGCGTCTCGCTAAACGGCCGGTCGCCGCAGTAGCGAACGGGAGCACCCTGATTGCAGTTAACAAGCACCCGCTGGGCGCGTCCTCCGAGATACCTACATATCCGGCGAGATTTTAGCGCGGCGGCTGTAGACCTGCGAGCTCGCCAAGTCGCCGAAGAGATTCAGCCAATCCCTCGGGGGCGGCCTTGGTTGTCTCCCCCAAATATCGCCAGCATGAATAAACCCTTGTAGTTCCTTGATAAATCCACGCCCAATCGTCGGGAGTGGCATCTAGGAACAGGCGATTTTGGAGGTCCAGAGGGGTGTTCTGTTTTATCAGATCCCCACAATAAATCTGATTTGTACCGGCGAGCCTTTGAATTTTGCATGCGAGGTTGGCCGCAGGCCCGACTGCCGTCAGGTAGCTTCTATCGTGATCGGCAGATCCTCTGGCGGTCCCGATGCGAGCCAAAAGCAGATCTCCCATATCCAGTCCAACTCGGGCGTCTACCGGCTCAATCCTATGCCGAGCGAGAAATGGATTCACAATATTCCCAAGGACGAAGAGCATTTCGGAAGCAGCTGCGAGTGCACTTCTTGCGGCAGTGGGACCATCTGCTCCAATCCCGAGTATCCCCATGAGCCCGTCCCCAGTGTTTTTCTCGACATACGCTCCGTGTCGAAAGAGAACCCTCATCATCGCTGGAATCACAGAATTCAGCATGAAGAGCGTGCGCCTAAGCTCGTCATCATCAGAAGACTTGGTCCGCTTTGTGAATCCGCGAATGTCAAAAAATATGACAACGGCCCTTACTCGGCGAGCGGCCCCAATCCGGAGATCATCTACAGCGGGCGCGACCCGTCCATTTGCGATGTCAGCCAGGCGATTGAGAAGGGGAGGGGCGCCCATCTCGATAGAGGCAACATAGCCGTCATACACGGAAGCAGGTATGGAGTGCGTCATCACGGCCCCACCGCTACAGCCAGGACGAAGGAAGCGCAGGCCGCTGCAAACCAGAGGATAGATCTGCGGACCGATCGCCCCTTTTTTAGAAGGACTGCGCTAACAAAAAAATTCTGCCTGGAGTACTCATACATTACCTGTTCCGAATCAAGCTTTTGCAGAGATTCCTGATAGGCATTGGCGCTTCGAAAATTAGCAATATCAGCCCAAAATATGTGCCCACTTCCACTATGCGGAGTTCGAGGCAGCACCACGAGAAGCGCACATAAGGCAGCCACTCCCGCGAACGCAACGCCTGCAATTCTAAAGATTGGATCAGCCTTGTGCGCCTGATCTGACAGACCCAAACCAATCAACACAAGTGCAGCCCCCGCAACGGCCGTCGCCTTGACATCCATCACTTGGATGTACTGATTGAGATACCCATTAACCGCATACGGAAAATCTTGCCTGTCCATTTGCGTGCCCTGAGAATTGAACTGAGCAGCAGTATGCCAAACGGGTAAGCCGTGCACCTATACCTAGCAGGGAATTGCATTGGGGTGTAGGCGTGAGGCCCCACGAACAACGCCTTATCCGCGCTGATGGGGCCCAGGCCTACGACTTATGTAGACCACATCGGACGTGCCGGCGTCAGAACCGGGAGGATCACCCACGCCGAGTAGCTGTGGCCCAAGGAGTCGCCTCAGCCATCATCGGTGAACATGTGCCCAGCTTGGAATCCGAAACCGGCCCAAGGGCCGGTTATATCTATACGGTTGTGGGGATCCATCTTGATCATGCTGCGAGCTCGTCCTTGTCGGGGGAACGAACAGGCAGGCAAGCGCCGAGCCAGAGGCCCAGCCATTGCCACGCCGAGGACACGAACGCGGCCGTAGCCCGGCACAGCATTGCGCATAATGTATATCGTGCAAGGCATGACCAGCCTGCGGCATAGCCTGCACGTCGCGGGGTAGGGCGGCACCCACAAAGAGGCATAGCGCCATGACCACCGTGGCGAGTTTTTGCGCAATTCGGCGCCACGCGGCCTTTTCGTCCTCGGAATTGCTCCGCTCGGCCATCACGACAGCCGACCACATTTCCGGACTGTCACCAATGTCCACCGCCATCCGCTCGATGTAGTGGATTTCCGCGTTTTTCCCTTGTTTCCAGAGGGAAACGGTTGCTCGGGACACGCCCAATGCCAGCGCACCAGCGTTGTCGCTCTGGATCTTCTGCACGTGCTTCCACCGGCAGAACAGGTCGTAGCTGGCGCTCATTGTCGATACCTACTTGACAGGGGTGTACAGGGGTACTTTACAGTTCGCCCCGGTGTCGAGGAATCCTTGACACTCCCGCCAGCCGCTCCCCAAGACCGCTGGCGGGCTCTCTTGGGGCTTGGGGCAGGGGACAGGGATGATCGATCCGCTCATTACCTTCGTGCTGCTGGCGGCCATCGTGGCCGTGTCCATCGGCTGCGCAAAGCTCGTTTCATGGCTGCTCGACCGGCGTGACTACACCGCCTCGCAACAGTCCCGCGAAGCCCAGGTCATCGCGCTCGCAAAGGCTGAGATCGCCGCCACCAAGCGCGGTGATCTCCTGGCCGCCGCTCGCTACGCCGAAGAACAGGAGCGCGCCGCATGAGTAGGTATCCCTCATTCGCCCAGCTCGCCGAGTTCGACATGGGCCTCACGGCGTGCGCTGTCTTTCTCGCGCTCGTTCTCGGCGGGGCCATCGTCTCCATCGTCATCGAGCAGGCATGGCTGGGGCTTCGTCGCCTGTGGAAGCTGCGGAAGGATCGCTCCAATGGCCGCTGATATTGCTGAGTTCCTCCGCGATCCGCTCTTTGTCGCGACTGCCGGCGGCGTGCTGGTGACGGTTGTGTATTGGACTGTTGTGTTCGCGCTGCGCAAGAAGGAGCCGGGCAATGGTCGGTGACCGCGCGGTGCTGGCCGGCTCGGGACTCCCCTCGTCTAACAGGGGAGTCAGTGAATTCAGGAACGCCGACGGAACCCTGACGGTCGGCATTGACTGGTTTTCCGCTTCCATCGATCTGCGCGCAGCGCTGGACGAGCTCGCGTTCCGCGATGGCGACAGCTTCGAAGAGGTCCGCCAGTGGATCGAGTTCTCCCCGGACAACGCCCGCATCGCGGCCTTGCAGGTGTTCTGCTGGTTCTTCGCCGGGCTTGGCCTTGAGCTGGATGAAGCCGTGGGCGGCGGCCGCTTCTACACGTGGCGAATCAAGATCATCGACGGGGCAAAGAAGTTCGTCGGCATGATCGAATTGGGTGGCGAAGATTGCCGCCGTGCCGATGGCACGTATACCGCTCGCATCGAGCTAACTGGTGATGGATGCAAGGCGATAGGCGCAGCGCGCGGCGGCCATGCGCAGCGGTGGCTGGAGCTTCGAGCGAAGCTCGAAAGCTGCGCCGGAAGGATCACCCGCGTCGATGTGTGCGCCGATGACCTGGTGGGCGACTACCCACTGCGTATGGCGCAAAAGTGGTACGCCAATGGCGACTTCGACAACCGGGGTCAGCGCCCCAAGGCGCAGCTGGTGGACGACTACGACAGCGGTGACGGCAAGACCTTCTACGTCGGCGGCAAGAAGTCGGAAAAGCAGCTGCGCGTCTATGAAAAGGGCAGGGAGCAGGGCGACAAGAGTTCGCCGTGGGTGCGCTACGAGGCGCAATTCCGCAACTCCAACCGCAAGGAATTGCCGCTCGACATTCTGCGTGATCCCGCGTCCTACCTGCTGGGCGCCTATCCGGTGCTGTCCTTTCTGCGCTGTGTTGCCACCCGCATCGAAATCACGAAAGCCGCCGTTGAGGCGACGTGGAAGAGCGTTCGCCGCCACATCCGTCGCCAGTACGGCGCAGCCCTCAATTTCATCGCCAAGAACTGCCCTGACGATCAGGCATTGCGGGCGGTAATCGAATCCTGCACTTCGCCATCGCTGCCGAAGTGGGTCACAGGTGAAACAGCAGCGCACTGGCCCGAAATCGCGGCCGTACAGCCAACCCAAAAGGGGTAACAGCACATGAGCATCAAGGTCACCGTCCTCAAGAACGAAATTGACGAACGCGGCGGCAGCTTCAAGAACGACGCTGGCGAGAACGTGGAATACACCACCCGCAAGCAGAAGGCCAAGCTGGAAACCGGTGGTTTTGCCTACCCGTTCGACGTGCGCCTGGACAAGGGTCAGCCGGGCTACCCCGAGGGCGAGTACGAGCTCGATGTTGAATCCATGTTGCAGGTCAACAAGGGCGTCGCCTCGCTGAGCAAGTTCACCGTCCTGCGAATGGTGCCCAAGGCTGCACCGCGCGCAACCGCGCAGGCCTAAATCATGGCCGTGTGCGTGTCTCTGACGGCTGAGGGGACGCTCGTACCCACCGGGGAGCCTGCATCGCAGTGCGGTGGGTATGTGCTTGTGTCAGCAGCAGAGCACGCACAGGCCTCAATTCTCATCGATCTATTCCAGTGGCCGGAACCTGAGGTGGCCACTGGTTGGTTCTCGGGGGTATTCACGCTAGTTCTTGCACTGAACGTGCTGGGCTACATCGTGGGTGCCGTCGTGAAGTCGGTCAGTACAGAACGGGATTGACCACCCCATCCAACGCGCATAACGCGCATAACCAAGGAGCAGTTCAATGGACTTCGGCGACATTCTGACCGGCCTCGCAGCCGCCAGCGCAGTCAGCGCAATCATCAGTGCAGGCGCCATCAAGGCGTCCCCGGGCTTCGCCCGCTGGGCGACCAACAAGGTCGCGACCTTCTTCCGCTGATCGCGGTCGAATCGTGACGGGGAGGGGCTGGGAAACCGGCCCCGATTCCTATGCAGACACAGCCCGATGACCTCAACACCGATGAATGCCAGGACGACTGGTGCCCTGAGTGTGGCGGTGATGACGTGATCGTGTTGGACGACGGCAGTCTGTGGTGTACGGAGTGCCGCACCGTCATCGACTACTAGGGGTAGGTGATGGATTTCAGTGGGGTGTTTCTCGGGCTGTCTGTCGCCCAGGCCGTCGCTGCAATCGTGGCGGCTGGGACGCTGATGGCACTGCCGTGGTTTGGCCGGTGGTGTGTCGACAAGGTCGCCGGGTTCTTTGAGGACCGCGAGGATCAGGATGCCGATGAGCATGCCGATGATGAGGCAGGCGAGGTGGAGGAGGTCGTGTGTGGTGACACCGGTCACGACTATGACGGCGGCGAATGCGTCTACTGCGGCGCGCCAGAGAGAGAGGATTGACGATGCTTGTGTGCATGGTGTTCGCATTTATTGGCGGGCTGGCCGGCCATGCCGTTTCGCTGGCTTTCAACGAGGCCAGCCAGTGAAGTACTTGCCGCCCGCTATCGTGCTGGCAGTGTCTCTGTTGCTGGGCACGGGAGAAGCGCATGCCTTCGACTTGGGCGAGGCGATGGTCTCCTGCCAGAAGAGTCCGCAGTTCAAGGCAGGCAACTCCGCCAAGCAATGCGTTGTCTTGCCAAAGAATGCTGAGGGAAGATGCCGCGTCGCAGTGGCCGCTATTGGAGGCGGCTATATCGAGTCAAGCTTCATCGCATACGACTGCGACAAGAAGTGCGACACGCGCCCGGAAGAAACCAGTTGGAAGGGCGATAAGTCAGGCATTGGCGCCGTGTGCCATAACGGATGCAAGTATACCGACAGCCTCTATGCAGGCTCACCCACCGGCCACCTCTACACCCCCTCCGGCGACACGTGCAGCACCAACGAGCTGGCGCCGCCTGAGATTGCGGACCCCGGCGAGGGAGGGGGTGATGGCGGCGGGACCGGCCCCGGTGACGGCGGTGGCGATGGTGGTGGAGATGGCGGTGGAGACGGCGGTGGTGGCACCGGGCCAGGTGGTGGCGATGGCGGCGGTGGAACTGGTCCGGGCGATGGCGACGGCGACTGCAAAGACCCTGCTGGATGCGAGGGGACGGGCCCCGGTCCCGGTCCCGGTCCCGGACCGGGTGATGGCGGCGAAGGAGGCGAGGGCGGCGGGGCAGGGCCGACGACAGGGCGCCTCTACAAGAAATCCGGCAAGACGGTGCAGAAGGTGTTGGCCGAGTTCAAGACCGCCATTGAGGGTGCGCCGATCCTGTCCAAGGTCAAGGGGTTCTTCGGAAATTGCACCGGAGCGGGCGGCACTTGCCCCACTGCGACGTGGGATGGCGGCCAATACGTCGGCAAGTTCGACTTGAGCAGCTTGTGCAGCGGGCCATTGCTGCAGCTTTTCCAGTACGCCGGATTTGTCTTCCTTGCGGGCATGGGCGTTGTCGCCCTTAGGTGGGCCTTGCTATGAATCGGAAACATCTGATCGTGTTGGTCGCAGCGCTTCTTGTGTTGGCGCTGTCGGCATCATGGGCGTATGCCGAAGGCGTGAGTCCGATCGCTGCGATCACCGCATGGGCCAAAGAGCAGATCACGTCGCTGTGGGCGGACTTCTCCGACTTCATGACGGACCTGCAAACGGACTTCATCGAGCTTGTGCTGTCGTTCGTAAAGGCGATTGTGTACCTGATTCCGGCGCCGGACTTCCTTACGCAAATCAGCTTCTGCGCGATGCTCAATGCGGCCGGCCCATGGACCGCTTTCATCGTCGGGCAGCTGCGTGTGGGAGAGGCAATCGCTCTGCTTACCGCAGCCCTTATTTTCCGCCTTGTGCGGGTGTTCCTGACCGTTTTCCAGTGGACGTAACGAAATGATCTTCGGCCATGAAGGGTTGCCGCGCAGCGGCAAGAGCTACGAGGCAGTGCTCCACCACATCCTGCCCGCGTTGCGCGCTAAGCGGCACGTGTACGTGCGCCTCAACGGCGTGGGTGAGAGCCTGGACAAGATTGCGGCTCACCTTGGGATGCCTGAGGAAGAAGTGCGCGATCTTGTCCACGTGATGGGCGACAAGGAGGTGGTTGACTGGTGTGTATGCGACACGGACAACGACGGCGCCATCTCGTTCCCGCACATCGAGAAGCATGCTCTAGTCGTGATCGATGAGGCGCATGAGTACTGGCCCACGAACCGGGCCAATTTGCCGGAGCGCACGGCCAACTTCTTCGCCAAGCACGGCCACATCAGCCTTGACATGGTGATCATTTCGCAGGACTGCAAAGACCTGCACCGGCTGATCATTCGCCGCATGGCGAAGAAGAACACGTATACCAAGCTCGATGCGCTGGGCTCCGATCAGCGCTATTCGGTGAGGTTCTACGCCGCCACCGGCACCGGCAAGTACGAGACGGTAGGCACCGAGGTTCGCAAGTACGATCCGGCCATATGGGAGCTTTACCACGGTGTGCAGCCGGGCATTGAGTCAAACGAGGTCTACAAGGGCAACACCCGCACCTTGTGGAAGACACTGCGGGGGCCCTCAATCGTGATGGGGCTTGCACTCGTTATCGGCGTTGTCATGTTCCTGCGATTCTTCTTCGCTGGTGGCTCAACCGGCGAGGAAAGCAAGCTGAAAGAGGTTGTGAAGTCGCAGAAAGCTGCGATTCCGGCAATCGCGCAAGCGCCCGGCGCACAGCCGGCCACCGTGGTCACGAAGGTAGTGGACACCCCGAAGTCCAAGGAGAAAATGCCCGCAGGCGTGCAGTACATCCTCGACATGGCGGCCAATGCCAGGGCGCGGCACGCTGGTTGGTACGGGCACCGGGATATCGTGGAGTTCCGAGCATCGGGGGGAGGGCAGGTGCTCGACAGATTCACTACGGAGCAGCTGTGGGCACTGGGCTGGTCCGTAAAACGGACAGAGTTTGGTGTGCTGCTGTCAGCGAAAGGCCATGAGATCATCGCGACCACTTGGCCCGTTGATCCGTTCGGCGAACAGTCCGATTCAACTACCGAGCGCATAAGGGCTGCGGCGGGGTCGCCTGTGACGAGCGCGAGCGAGACACAGCCGACCACCGCCGCGGCGAACGGGAGCACCTTGATTGCAGTTGGCAAGCGCCCGCTGGGCACGTTCCC